CAGAAGCTCTTCTTACGGCCAGCTTCGGCCTTACTCTTAGGGTTTGGCGCAGGAGGTTTTAGATTGCTCCCAGTACGCTGATTAATAGACGCCCTACCCTTGGCAGTCAGACCAGCGCCCCTAGCTACAGACAGCTTGTAGCCACCTGAAACCGTCATCCCGCGCATTTGGTCTTTCTTGCCACGGGCCATCGAGTTTAGTATCCCGATTGGTTAAAGTTGACGTTCATTGTGCCAGTGGCTGTAGTGCTGGCAAGGAAGATGGCGCGATAAGCCGTGGCGTTGTCCGAATAAGTAAGACTGGTTGAAGTTCCAATCGCAGACAAGCCAGCGGCGGTGACTACGCCAGGGGTTGTCGTCGTGGAAATTGGATCAAAAGTGCGTTGAATTGTAACCAAAGAAGTTGTGGCCGTATTCATAGTGATTGCCACGGACACAGCTACAGGGTTTTGGAAAGTATCAACTATAGCCCAGCGGCTGGTGCCGGTAATACCAACACCAACCGTGAACGCGCTAGTTGCAATAGTCCCAACTGAGATTGCTGTGACTTTGAAGAACTCAGCAACAGTTGTGGCCGTAGCATTGTTTGGGCCAGTAAGCGTTGTAGATACAGCATACCCAGACGTATCAATGCCCGTGATTGTAAAGGTCGCCGTGCTGATGTTGCCCGTTGATGTGATCGTAAGCGTCCGTTGAAGACCGGGCGCTACAGTCACCGCAAAGGGCGTTACACCAGCGTTAAAATTAGACAGCGAACCATTAAGAACAAGAGACTGATCTGTAGCCGTGGTCGTTTGCGTAGCGCAAACGCCGTTAGCCGTTTGCGTGGGGAAGCTGAATATTACTGGGCGCATTTTCTACTCCAAGAGAGGGATCATGGCCGTTTGTTAATGGGAGTGGCCCTCCCAACACAGCATTATAAATAGCATGTTCCCCACCTATACCCATAACCGGCTGCGGCGCAGCAATCGGTTGGATAACAGACGGACTGGCGACCTGGATCACTTGGAACTGAGCGGCCAGTTTAGGCGGGTTACGAATACGCTCTTCGTGAGCCAAAATCTGCTGTGCAGTCATAATCTTTCCGCCCATACCCGGCGGGTGATTCGGGTCAACAAACCAGCCGTAGGGCTGCTGCTTGTTATACATATCCATCAGGGTCGAGTTTTGAGCGACGGCAAAACGAACGCCGCGCTGAGTGCCGATGCCCATGTAAAACTCGCAACACGCACGGCCAGACTCAGCCAAATGCACATCAGGGTATGAGAAGTCACAGCCAAACAAGCCGATTTCGTTGAAGCCGTCAGCCAAGGCCAGCGCGATGGCATACGAAACGCTGGTGTTGAAATAGGTGATGCCGCCAAACGAAGCCATAACCCGAGCGAACGGGTAAACGACATGGTTGGAATAGCGAGGGTGCGGCCACGATGTATAGAACGGGGTGTTGTCCTTCAGCGCGTATTCGCACATATCACGGACAACGGGGTGTCCCAGGTACGGATGCACGGGATCGACATGGATAATACGGTCGCAACGAATCTGTGCGCCCATATAGTTAATGCACCACGTTTCAGCGTTTTGCAGGATTTCAGGGCGGCTTTCCATAAGCTGCGCCTGGAAGAAGTCGGAGCGGCTCGAACCCATAGCAATAATGTTGACCGCCTTACGAGCCGGGGCGTGCATGATCGCTGTAGGCGCTGCTTGAGCTAGATGTGATTCTGTCACGGGTTACTTCCTTGCCTAGTTACCGTCAATAAGAACGCCGGGGCATGACGGCCACACCCCGGCGCTTAACATTAGCCAGAATACGGCGTTACGCCATAGCTGTTTTCTTTGGTATCGCTACCAGCCGCAATCCCGTCATTCGGGGTAACGAACTGGAAGGTAATGAACCTAGAGCCGTTGGCCAAAACAGCCGTGGCCAGAGCAACCGTGCCACGGACATCAGCCGTGGTCGCGGTGGCAACGCCCGTAGCGGCCAAACCAGCGGTATATGTCGGAGGAATCGTTGCCGAGCCACCGTTAATGTAGGCACCAAGAGCCTCGCCCACGTTTACAAGACGGAACGGCAGACCATAGGTATCCGAGTTACCAATCGCCAGCAGGCCAGTGGCCGCACCATTCGAAGAGGCGGTGGTGACGGTCTTAAACGCCGAAAGAGTGGTAACGAAGGAACCTGTGTTGCCGAACGTATTGCCGGTCGGTCCAAGTACAGACGCAGTAAGCGGTGCGCCATACGCATCCGTGCCCTGGAAGGTAAATGTCGTCGTAGACATATTGCTTGAGGCTGTAACGGCCACACAACGCGGAACGTCAAAGGTAGCAACGCCGCCGCTAACCAACGCGCCTGTGCCGGTCAACGTGCCTGCAATGGCAGACGACGCATAAAACACGCCGCTGGCCAAAGAGGTAGAAGCCGTACCGACCTGATAAACGAGAGTCTGGGTCAGCGGGACGCCATAGATTTCGTCTTCTGCGTATCCAGTAGACGGGACGGAATTGCGGTTATAAACCGCGCGCCCCATTTTAATGCTGTCAAAGAAAGTTGTCATAACGACGCCTCACTGTTTTGTTGTGAAAAGGGCCACCGCAGCCTTGGCGGCACGATGGCCCTATTCTCTATTTAGCCTTCGGGGCTATTAGGTAGCGCCCGAGCTACCAAACGCACCGCGCGGGTTAGACCAACCGAACGAATAACGCTCGATAGCCTTGGCCAGCAGGTTGTCGCTGGTAAAGTCAGTGAACACATCAGTTTCAAGAGCTTCACGAACGTAGTGCTTCAGACCATTCGGCGCGTCGGTCATGAGGAACCAGCCGTTAGTGTCGGTCAAGAAGTGGTTGACGCGATAGCCCTGCGGCACGGAACCAATGTTGTAGATCGCATTGATGTCGTTGTTCGCAGTGCCGGTGCGGAACTGCGAGTGCAGGATACGGTCAGCCGTAAACTGAAGCTGCGACGGGACGACCAGCTTGGTCGGCTTCGTCATCGTGATGAGGCCAGCCTGATCGCGGAACTGCCCGATGGTGATGATCGCGTCTTGGAGAGACGCTTCGTTCAAGTCCACCTGCACACTCGGTGTGTTGGCAAACGTGCCCGAATCAATCGGATGCGCGGTCGAGAAGAGAGGTTGACCGTCACCGCCGGGGAACGAGGCAGAGAAGCCGTTGTTCAGAACCGAAGCGCCGTTGACTTCTTTGCTTTGCAGCATCGAATTGCGGAGCGACTGAGCCTGAAGCGGGAACTGCGACTCATACAGGTTATCCTTCATCGCCTGACGGGTGATGATGAAGCCAACGCTGGTGTAGCGGTGGTAGTAGGTCGAGATAACGCGCTGTCCCATATCTTGGAACTGCGTAGGTGCGCCTTCACCCTTGGTCGATGCGAGGCCAAGCAGCTTCATTTCGACTTCGATTTCGACTGCTTTATCCGAAGTGTGGGTCGTGAAGATGTCCGTGTATTCCGCAGGATACATCGGGTAGTCGCCAAAAACTTCCGCCAAACCTGGACGGAGAAGCTGCTGGATTGAACTGGTATTAATGGTCATGTGTTTGCTCCTAGGCCAAAAGCGTTACAGGGCTAAATAACGTGCCCCGGTGTTCCAGCAGAACGCTGGCCATTGTTGATTTGAACAATCCAGTTAGCGAAAGCGCCAACAGCATTACCAACGCGGGGATCAAGAGAGATGACCCGCATGTTAAGGCCCGAAGCGGAGCTAGCAGTTGAATTGTTAAGAGTGACGGCAGAGATGCCCGTGCGGGTGCTGCCAGCCGTGTAGAGGAAGTTGGCGTTCAGGCCGGGGGCCGCTGCGGTGAGCGGGGTGCCAGAAGCGCCCGTGCCATCGCCTTCGGTGATCGTGTACTGCGTCATCGGATCGTCAATGACCATCGCCACCGGCACGTTGCCGGTCAGGAAAGCCGTTGCGCCGTTGAAGAAATTTGTAAACTGCCAGACACCAGAGGTGTCCTGATATTTGCAGCCCTGGAAAACGCCAGTGAACGCAGAACCAGCCGTGCCACGAATGATGACACCAGCCGTGGAAAGCGCCACGGGATCGTTCTGGAAGATCGTCTGCCCGCCCGTCGCCGGGAGGTTGTACTGATTGGTGACACCGTTAAAGGTAACACCGTTACCGCTGTTAAGCGGCTGGAGGCCAGCGCCGCCAGATGCTCCGTAAGCCATGTTATATACTCCGTTCAGATGCGCCAAAATTGACGCGAAAACCTGGGTTTTTTACTGATTGCCACTACCAGTGGCCGGAGCAGGTAACGTAACTGCCGTCGATAACGGGTGCCTTTTGCACCCGGCCAAATACGTGATTGGCGTCGATAATCCGCTATTGCGGAAGCGATATAACGACTTAGATTACCATAATTTGAGCGATTTGTAAGCCCATCTCATGGTGGGGTGGCCAGGACTGGCCCCTATCACACACTCCGGCAAGGGAAAGGTGGGCCGGGGCCGTTAAGCCCCAGCCACCCCGTAACTTACTCTTTAAATTCAGCCTTATGGCCAAACTCAGTCTTAGATTCATCAAAACGCGGCATTGTCTGTGCAAACGGATTAGAGCCAGCGGCTTGTGTCCATGATGTGCCCTGCATCAACTGCTTTGATCTAGCCTCAAGGGTGGCCTTATCCCTTCTTACGTCAGCAGAGGGCTTTTCGCAAAGAATAAGACCGCCTTCATCAATGTAGGTGTTGTTGTCTGCACCAAAACCAATGTTAGGCACGGGCGGGAACAACTCAGGGTGCCGATCACGGGGCACAGGGGTCCAGCCAGCACGGTACTTCTGGTTCCAGTTGTCTTTATTCTGCGTACCAGCGTTATCAAACGTGATGGCAACCCAAGCATATGTCGAGTTCTTGGGAATAACGTCAGGCGGAATGTAAAAACGTGACTGATGCGTTGTCCGCATGGCGGAACGGCTTTCCGCAGTACGGGTTGTGCTTTCGCG